ATGCATGACACGTTCCTCACAGTCGCACGCGGAGCAATCGCCATCATGGTGACTGTCATGCTCGCGTTCGCATGGTTCTGCGAATACGCGAACACGCCAGTGCATTACACGACGATTCAGACCGTCGACGAAGGCGGTTTCGAGCACGACTGCTTGGTTGCAACCTACAAGAAGGAGATGGCACTTGACTGCACCCATCCAAACGATTGAGAACCAAGCCCGCTCAATCCAAGAAGAACTCGGACGGCACCTAGCGGCGCTGCCCGACGACTTCGACAATCCGAAGACGCTGAAAGCGCGAATGGACCTACGCAGGGCGTATAATGCTGCTACGGACATCGTGGAACTCACGATGCGGTTACGATTGGAAAGACTGGTATGAACTTCAAACGACACTTGAACAAGCGAATCCGCCTAGTGGAAGGAGTGGAACCGAATGCGACCAGTACCGGAATGGGAGGCTCTGAAGGCTCGACTGGAAGCACAGCGGCCGCGACACAGCAGGAGCCGACAATCACCCAAGCCCAACTCGACGCCATCATCAGCCGAAAGCTCGCCAAGGAACGCGAAAAGCTCGAAGCAGCCCAGAAAGCAGCCGAAGACGCCCGAAAGCTAGCCGATGAAACCGAGAAGCGCGTCAACGAGGCCCGCGAGAAGGGCATCAGCCTTGGACTGTTGCAGGCGAAGCGCAACGCCATCGCCGAACAGTACGGGCTGAGCGCGGAACTGCTGCCGGAAGACGAGATGCGTCTCGACGAGTTCGAGAAGCAGCTCGCGGCAAGCATCAACAGCCGCACGCGCGTCACGCCAGTGACCGTCGAGCCGGCCACCAAGACCCCCGACTGGATGGGAGCCGCGCATGCGTGACATCCGAATCCTCAGCATGATGATGCGAGACGAAAGCGTCCCAGCGACCCTCTCAATCTTCAACGATGACATAGTGGTGACAACACCAGCAGAGTTGGATGAAAACGAGAAAGACAAGCTAGTAAAACGTTTTGCAGAGCGCATCCTACAGCTGAGACTCGCAATGCACGACTGGAAGGAAAAGAATTGACCGACGAACTGAAGCCGCTCGCCACCGTCGAAGACACCGAAGTGTACCTACGCCACAAAGTGCCAATCGACCTCGTGGACTATGAGGAACGCAAACGCGGAGCCGCATCCAACGTGCTCCGCATGATGTACCGCAACCAAGGCGACGACTTGGACAAGCAGGTCACGGAAGACCCGCTCACACGCCAAATGGTCTCGGACATCATCGGCGTCAGCGTCGCACAGGACGTAAGCCGCAAGGAATCCATGTCCGACAGCGACACCGACCTCAGCGCGTTCAAAACATTCACCCAAACAGCGGGCGGCTACAGTTTCACCGGCGAATGGCGAGGCAACACGGACGACGTGTTCTTCACCAGCAACCAACTCAAACAGCTGGGCGTCGGACGCGCCACCATAGCAAGGTTCCAACTCTGATGCACTACGGACTCAAAACACACGAAATCACCATCACCACCGGCGACGGCCAACACACCGTCAAAGGCATCGTGACCGCGAACACCACAAGCGAAGACACCGGCACATTCGACAACATGACCGAAGTGAACGCGCTCACCATCCACGTCACCACACCCGACACGCCACCCGAAATCGACGGCGGCGAACTCGAATACCACGGAAACACCTACCACGTCACCTCCATCAAACCACCCATCGACCCCGAAAACAGGGTCATGTTCAACCCGTTCAAATGGAGTTTCAACGCGAAGCAGGTGCAATACTGATGGCAAGACTCAAAGGCGCCAAAATCATGGTCGCCGCACCGAACGCGGCAACCAACCTCGTGATGCAGTCGGCGGGATTCCAACAGGAGTCACGCCGCGTCGCATCACGAATCATGCCGCAATTGCGGATGGACTCATACAGGGGCAAGCCGCCATCCATGACCACATACCGCACGCTCAGCAGCTTCAAAGGCACACGCCGCGCCGGAACGGAAATCAAATACTATAAGACGCCGCATTCCGGCGACACACTGAAAGGACTCGGACTGTGAGCAAAGACAACGAAATCGTCAACGACATCATCGACGGACTGGCCCAACGGCTCGACATGCGCGTATATGACAAGTATCCGACCGTGAAAACCACCACCCAGTATCCGCTCATCATCGTCACGCGCCAGAACGCGTCCGACATCACCCCATACATCCGGCATCTGGACATCGCCGTCACCGTGGTGACGCGCGAACTCTCAGGCGGAACCGACAACACGCTCAGCGCCGAAATCGGCGACGCCCTGACCGACTGGTACAACCAGAGCCTGTGGGATATTATGGGCGCCCCGCTGCTCAACACCACCGACGTACAGCCGACCAAGGACGGACGCACGTCCACCGTCTACGACTACCAGTTGGAGTATCTGAGTTGAAGAGCACACAGGAGTCGGTCGAAGACCTCATGGAAATACTTTCACCGGCCGCAAAAGACATCATCACCGACGAACAGGTGCGGCAAGCCCAAGCCGCCGCAGCCAGCGGAGACAAGCATCTGGCCGGGAGGGTCTTGGGAGACATCTGGAAGCAGGTCGCCGAAAAATCCGCTGGACTGGGATTAGAACGGCTCGACTCCGACGCCTTCGGCAAGAAAATAGGCTGGCTCACAAGCCAACAGCGTTCCGAGAAAACGGTCAGGGACTTCCTCGCCAAATACAAGCGAGAACTTGCCGTCCAGCCGATGCAGGAAGCAACCGCCAACCTGTTCGCCATCGACTCGACGACCGAAGTCGTGCGTGAATCGGTGGGCGAGACATGCCAATGGTGTCTCGAACGGTGCGGAATATGGCACCCATACGACGCGAACCATTACGGCGTCTGGGCGAGACACGCCGGATGCGACTGCAAAATCTACGTAAGGAACAGCACCACATGACGCCCACCATCAACAACACCGAACCGCAACACCATGAAAGCCCGACGCGCCGCGCCATCGTGAAAACCGAAATGGTACGATGGTGTCGGGAACAACGACGCCAAATGGCCGAACAGTTAAGGAGGATTTATGGCAGGGAAGACTGAAGAAGCCCTCTCAAGCCGCATGGAACAGGTCAACGGACTCATCGACAAAGCCTACTCGGACATGGGGGAATACGCTCGAAGAGCCGAAACCAACGATGATGACCGCGAATACAACATGAGCATGTCAATCAACGCGCAGAAAAGCTACATCGGTTTCATGCAGTTGCTCATGACCATGACCAAAAACTTCGACGAAGCGGTGAAAGTGGACTCGCATAAAAGCAAGACCACCGCCGCCAAAGCGCCGAAAACCACTCTTCAGAAACTCGTAGCGAAGGAAGCGAAACGCTCATGACACTCACCATCGTAGACGAACAGACAATCTCATTCCCATGGATTGAACTCGTCAAGAACGCGTACGCCATGCGCGTGCGCGTCACCAACTTCAGCGCGGTCGGCAAACGCAGCTTCACCCGCATCCTCTCCAAAGCGATAGGCGGCGTCAACTCCTACTTTTTGATGCAGGACGGCGACCCGCTCAGCACCGACTACCTCCCCTCCACAGACCTGCAATTGGAAAAGGTCGCCGCAGTAGGCTTGGACGGACGCTGCTATGACGAGAACGCCGACGAAATCGACGAAAACCTCCGATGCCTCACCCTCAGCCATCCGCCAGTCACCGACCAAGCCGTACTGTTGGCTCAGCGCGCCATGGTCATCGAAGGACTCATCTCCCAAAACCTCGAACATCTCATGCTGCCCGAACCAGTCGTGGTCGGCACCTCCCCCGACGTGGTAATCAAAACGGACCCGAGCAAGAGTCCAGCCGACTGGACGAAGTTCGACGCCAACGACGACCACGACACCATCGTCCGGCCGGAAGTCAAACGACTCAGCCAATGGGATAACGGACAGCTCAAAACCCTCCTTCAGAACACGGTGCTGAGCTTCCAGATGGAAACCGGACTCCCGCCGCAGGACGCGCAGATTCTGGACACGCTCGGAGCGACCACCCAATCGTTGGTGTCGAACCGTGAAAGCTTCGTCAGCCGAGTCTACATCATCAAACAGGATTTGGACGCCGTGTTCGAGTCGTTGGGTATCACATTGGATTACGAACTCACGTTCCCACAGACCGCGCAGGACATCGCATCCATCGGCGACGCCTACGGCAAGGGCGCTGACGCCGACATCCTCAAGAAGTATCAGGTGGTGTGACATGCTGGTAAAGAATCCAAATTGGAGGGCGAACGTCCGCCCCACATCCGACGTGGCAATCATGGCCGCAGAATACGTGAACTGGGGTCGAGGAAACGCAATCCTCCCGTTCCAAGTCGAATTTCTGAACAACGCCTTCCAGCGCAAGAAGGACGGCACTTGGAAATACAAGCGTGTCGCGTTGAACATGCCGCGTCAGAACGGCAAGACGAAAATCCTCACCGCCCCAATCCTCTACTATCTGTTCGTGCTCGGTCTGAACGTGCTCGTCACCGCGCACGAGCAGATTGCCGCCAACAAAATCATGGAGGATTTGAAAGACGCCATCGATTCAAACCCCGAACTGAAAGCCGAAGTCACGCACTTCAGCACCACCATGGGCCGCGAGCGCCTACAGTTGAAAAACGGCGCGTTCGTCCGATTCCGCTCCCGCAAGAGCGCTTCCGCTGGCATGGGCGGCACGTTCGATTTGGTCATCTTCGATGAGGCGCAGGAACTCCGCTCCGAATACGAGGCGATGATTACCAAGACGCTGAAGACGCGCAGAATGGCGATGATAATCTACACGGGCACGCCGTTCCTCCCCTCATCCATTGGAGACACGTTCAACACGTTCCTCGACAACGCCGAAAACGACGACATGTCGTATGCGGTACGCTACGGCATCGACGACGAGACGGCGGACATCGAAGACGAGCAATTGTGGGCGCTCACCAACCCGCTCTATCCCGACGTGATTCCACGCGAAGCGTTCCTCACCGACGTGGCGATAGCCAAACAGGGTGGAGCGGACGGCCTCATCGACTTCCGTATCCAAGACCTGGGCCTGTGGTGGGCGGACAGCATTCCTCCCGCAATCCCGATGGACTTGTGGGACAGCGCCTACTCCGACCTCCAACATGACCGCGACACGCTCGTCTACGCGCTCACCTTCGACCCGACCACGAGCACGCTCGCCCTGTCCGTCGCCGCCAGCACCGAAGAGGTGACGGTCGGTTCGCATCATTACGACAAGTGGGCGTACATCATCGGTGAAATCGTGGACGAACGCTCAACCACCGAATCATGGCAGTGGGTCGTGGATGAGCTGAAGACGCGTCCCCGCAAGACCACGCTCATCTTGGACGCTGGCGGGTTGAACAATCCGATTAGGGACATGCTGCCGCGCGGGTTGAACGTCATCCAATTGACCGGCTCCGAATTTCTCGCTTCCCAGCAAGGATTTCTCGACCTGCTGAACGAGGGACGGTTCAAGCATACGAACAATCCGCAGTTGACCGCCGAAGTGCAGAACGCGCAGAAGCTCAAATCCGGTTCGGATGACCAGTGGAAGTTCGCTCCGATTCGCAAGACCGAAACCACGGCGGGCTTGAAGGGTGTCAGCATCGCCGCATGGTATCGCGGCGTCAACCGTCCGAAGGAACGCAAGGTCAGGGAGGTGATTGCCTGATGGGCAAGGATACTGGACTCTACCACCGCAACCGCTCCATCCTGCGCGAACGCACCAAGCGTACTGGGGCGCCCTGCTATTATTGCGGCGCCCCCTTCTACTGGGGTCGCAACACGGCGCATCCGCTGTCGTTCACTGCGGACCATGTGATACCGCGCGCCGCTGGCGGAAGCGACAGGATGGACAATCTCGTTCCCGCGCACATGCAATGCAACCGCGCCAAGTCAGACCATATAGCAAGTCCCGCGACGCGCCGGACACGAACAGCGACGAGAAGGTGGTAGAATAAGAACTGTTGCGCAGTAATGTGCAGCTCCTCTCTTGTGATTCTGGTTTGCACAGCACCCCGTTTGACGAAAGTCAGACGGGGTGTTATGCTATGTCTTGGAGATGGTCGGTAGACAATCAGAGCTTCGTTCATCATGCCAAGACCGACCATTTCCACAAAAACGTACCGACTTGAACCGCCAAGCACAGTCGTTAAACAATGCAGGGCATACCCACAGGCGACCGTGGGGTCGAGGCGCACACAGCCGGAAACAATCGTGGTAGAGGCCGAGTCGGGGCCATGCAGAAGGCCGACACCATCCACCTCAACCACGAAAGGCAGTCATGTCCCTAGCGACAATCGAACTGAAGCCCGGCTTCGTTGACCGCAAGCTGATTTCCAACCAGCCCGCAGCAGGAGCCATCGCCAAGATTTCCAACAGCACTCCAATCGACCTCATCGGCACCCAGATGCAGACCATCGACTTCTCCGGCGAAATGGGCATCTTCGGCGAAGGCGCCACCGGCGAGACCGATGCCGAAAAGAAGAAGTCTTCCAACGACGCCACCAACGGTGTCGTGACCATCAACCCCATCACCTTCTACATCTCCTATCGTTTCCCGAAGAAGTTCCTTCAGCTGTTCGGCGTTGACGGCGCCTACAATCCGACCGACGCCACCTTCCGCGCCGGTTCGCCGCAGACCATGCTTCAGAGCATCCTCGCGCAGCCGTATCAGGCCGGAATCCTCGACCAGTACCGCACATACGTGAACCGCGCAATCAGCCGCGCCCTCGACTTCGCACCCATCTTCGGCGTCAACCCGGCCACCAAGGCCGCGTCCACCGTCGCACGCACCAACGGATACGTGCTCGACCATGCCGGAGACATCAGCTACACGCCGGGCACCGGAGCCGAAGCGGCCACCGCGTTCAAGCAGGCGGTGCGACAGGTCGCCGCACAGGGCGACGCATCCGCACAGGGCGTCACCACCTCCGCATACTTGGCCGCAATCGGCGATGGCCTCACCACCATTGGCACGCCGACCCAGTATGCCGCCGACGTCCCGCTCATCGGCAACATGGTCAACCTTGGAGGCGTCACACTCGCAGCCTCCAACACCGTGTCCGACACCGCCGCGGCCACCGGCTCCGGCCAGCTGACCAAGAAGGTGCTCGATGCGGTCATCGGCGACTTCGCCAACCGTTTCGTCTGGGGAGCAATCCCGCTGTCCGGCATCGAAGTGTTCGACTCCGGCAACCCGGATAATTCCACCGAAGGCGACTTGGGCGCAGTCAACAAGGTGATGCTCCGCACCGAAGTCGCAATCGGCTGGGGCTTCATCGGCGGAACCAGCAAGTTCTACGCCATCACCCACGCCACCGAGTGACATCATCCACACACATGGGCGGCGGCAACGCCGCCCATCCACTGACTGAACGTCAACAACGAAAGGAAATGAGATGGGCGCAAAGCAGTCTTCCGCAAACGTGACATTCTCGAAGCCGGGCACCAGTGCCAACAAGTCCGGCTATATTTGGGTCGCCCCACTGGGCACCGCCATCCCCACCGACGCCACCGCCGAACTTGACGCGGCGTTCGTCGGCCTCGGCTACCTGTCCGAAGATGGTCTGACCGAACCAGCGTCGTTCGAACCGGGCGACGATATTGTGGCCGCTGGCGGCGATACCGTCGCACAGGCAGACCCGACGTTCTCCAAGACGTGGACAGGCACGTGCATCGAAGCTCTGAACGAAGACCTGCTTAAGGTCGCCTATGGCTCCACCAACGTGACCGTCGAACAGGCATCCTCGACAAAGAATGGCTCTATCACCATCAAGGAGCAGGCCGGTGACATCGAGCATCATGTCATCGTCATCGACGAAATGCTGAAGGGTGGCCGCAAGCGTCGTAACGTGATGGCCGATGCAACCTTCCTCATCACCGGCGATACCAGCCACGTGCATACGGCTCTCGTGAACTTCGAGTTCACCATCACCGCCTATCCGACCGCCACCCAGCCCGCACAGACCCAGTACATCACCATCCCAAAAGTGTAAGCTCTCCGAATCTGACGCTGACAGTCACCGTATCCGACGATACGGTGGCTGACGGCGGTGCGATGTGGGTGGTTGGAGACTGGGGTCAAACTTCGCCATGGTCACGCGATACCGGCGTGAAGATGGTCAAGGGTGCGGATGATGTCTATATTGGCGAACTCTCTCTTCCGAAGGGCACCAAGTTCGACGTCAAGATTCTGAAGTCCACAGTTTCCACGACGAGTGGTGGTAATAATACTTGGTCTGCGGTCAGGTATGTCAGCGCTCTAAACATATCCGCTTCTCACGATTTCGGAGAGTTCACCTCCAATCTGATTCCCAACGGCGACTTCGACGAAGGGTTTGTGAAATGAGCGCCTTCCTCTGTAATTACAAAAAACAGTGCGGCTAATAGTGCGCCAAATGTCGCAACCTTTTCGGCATCGACATCGACATCGGCAACGTCAGACGTGTTTACCATACCGCCTAATCAGACGCTACGACTCACGGGGTATTGCATGGGTTGGAATGTTGGGCAATCTGGCACGGTCTTGATACAGGTTGTTTCGCCACAACAGGAAATATTGTCAGAATCCAAGTGGGTGATAACCTCAGACGGTGGTTGGATTGCGTTTAATGAGACGTTTGCAACAGGTGGAACACCGTTGGAATGCAGTGTCAGACTGGTAAACAACAATCCCGGCTCGACACTACTGTTCGACTCGCTCAGTCTCGTCAGTCCGTGACCAACATACCCCACGCCGACCACGGCGTGGGGTATCCTTATATAGAAAGACAACGAAAGGAAACCCAATGGCAAAACGCAAACCCACCATCACCATCGAAGACTTCAACGACGGATGGGCCGACGCCTATGCGAAACTCCTCCGCAACCGCAAATTCCAGCAAGCCATCCACAGCGACAGCATGGAAGACAGCGTGGAAACCGTATGGCTCATCGACAGGCTCATGCAGGCCGTACTGACTGAAACCAAGTACGAGCAGCTTATGAACGCGGTTGACGACGACATCATCGACGCATGGGAATACCTGTCGGGAAAATTACCGACAATTACGGAATCACCGTCGAAAGACTGACCTATGCGATAAACCCGGACAAGTGGGACAGCCAAATACTGGCTGATTTCGCAAGCCAATACGGTAGCCCAAGACAATACACCATATTGGAACGGGCGAAACTCATAGGCACGTTCGGAGCGACGGCACGACTGCTCGACATCATCCAACAGTCAACGCTCGCCCCATACTCCGGCAAGGGACGGAAACCGAAAAGCGTATTGCCGGAAAACCGGAAGAACACCAAGAATGAGGATGATTACGAACTCGATTCGATGAACACTGAAGACATCGACAAGGCGTTGGGTCTTCGCCGAAAGGAATAGCAGATGGCAAAGGGTAGCATCGCGACCGCGTGGATACAAGTACTCCCATCGTTGGAAGGCTTGCAGTCCGCACTTGTCAAGGCAAGCAAGGGCGCGGTGCTCACCCCCGCCATCCAGCCCAAACTGGCATCCGGCACAAGCCGACTCTTCGCTTCGAACGGCTTGGGCATGTCCAGACTGTTCTCCGGCTCGTTCAATAAGAGCCTCAACCTGCAAGGCGGCGTGAAAAACGCGCTAAACGGCGTGTTTGCCTCCTTTGGTTCCAGTGGACGGCGTTCTGCCAACGCATTCGGCAACGGCTTCGCAAACCTCGACCTCGGCAAGTATTTGAACGCCGCCGCCGCCATCGCCGCGGTCGCATCGGTCGGCAAAGCCGTCAAAACCGTCACGTCCGACATCATCGAAATGGGCAACCAGTGGGGTCAGACCACCGCCATGCTGAAAAACGCGGTAGGCGCCACCGGAGATTATAAAAGCTCACTCGAAACGTCGCTGGAATACGCGAACAAGGTCGGCGTCACAACTGACGATTTCATCCAGTCCGCGGCGCGCCTCCGCACGCTCGCGCCGGAAGTCGTGACCAATTACGGTGACGCTGCGAAGTTCACCGAACTGCTCGACATGAACATGGTCAGCACAGGCGCGTCCGCCCAGGAAGCGTCCAGCGCCATGCGGCAGATTACACAGGCGTTGGGCAAGGGCATCGTCAACGGCGATGAGCTGAATTCCATCATGGAGAACTCGCCGCAAATCGCACGAATGCTCGCCAAGCATCTCAACGCTTCCGTAGGCGACCTGAAACAGTTGGGCAAGGAAGGCTCAATCAGCGGCCAAGCGCTCTACGATACGGTGCTTGAGAACGCCGAAGCCATCGAAAAGCAGTTCTACGCCATGCCCGTTACGGCAGACCGCGCGTGGAACAGCATCAAGAACACGATTGGCGCAAGGTCGGCTGAAGCCGCTACCACATTGTCCGCCAATCTCGGCAAGGCGTTGACCGCCATCTCCAATTCGGGAATGGTGGACACGTTCGGCGAAATGCTCGCAGGATTCGTGCCACTGTCGAACGCGGCCTCGACGTTGGCTTCCACGTTCATCAACCAGCTGGCGCCAGCCGTCAACAATGCGTTCAACGTACAGCAGGTCGAACGGTTCCTCGCCCCGTTGACGAATCTCATCAGCCTGAACTCGCAGAACGCCAACATGCTCGCCGCCTTGGGCGACGCGTTGAACACTGTAGGCGTCGTTGGCGTCACCGTATTCTCCCTCATGGTCGCCACGAACGACCGGTTCGCATCACGCATTCCGCTCATCGGCAACGCGCTGGTCGGCGTGAAGGATACGCTCATCAAGCTTGGCTCAGGCTTCACTGACATGTTCGGCGCGGCTGTGTCCGCCTCGTCTGCGGTCATCGACAAGCTCGCATCCATGGCTGACGCGATGTCGAAAACGCTGTCTGAATCGACTAAAGCGCAGAACGCGCTCGGCAAGTTCAACGTCGCGTTTGAAGACTTGGGGACGTACGCGTTCAGTTTCGGCGAGAAAGGCGCTGAAGGCTTCGAAATCATCCAACAGGCCGCGACCAACCTGCGGAATGGTGTAGGACAGGCGTCCGAGAATGTGAAGCTGCTCCAAACCGGTTTGAACGCGATGGGCGCCGACGCCGACGCGCTTCCCGAAGCGTTCCTCAAAGCGTTCGAAACCCTCAACACCGAAGTGGATGTCGCCGCACGGAAGAAGGCTCCATCCCTCATCCAAGCGTTCCGCGACATTCGCGCCGCCGCCGACACCATCGTCGTGGATTCGGACGTCTACCGTTCGTTGGACACGGCCGGACAAAGCGCGGACATCTACCGTGACAAGCTCGTGCAGGTTGGACGCGAGTTCAAGGAGCTTACCGGCCTGAACATTCCAGACATGTTCCTCCCATTGGTCGGGTCCGCCGTGTCCGCGTCCGACAGCATCATGCAGACATTCGGCAACCTGAAGACCGGATTGTCCAACTATGCCGCGAACACGGCGCAGCAGTGGGCGCCGGTCAAGGAGATTTTCGCCGAAGCCTTCTCAAACGCCGCCGCATCCGTCAAAACGAAGATGGAAGCCATGCGCGCCGACGTCGAATCCGGCGTGCTCTCCATGGTCGAGAACGTAAAAGGCAAGGCGTCCGAGTTCAAGACGGCGTTCGACGAAATGCTGGACACGACCGGCATCGGCGACACCATGTCCAAGCTCGGGTCTGTGGTAGGCAATGGGCTTTCCTCTGTCAAGGGAGCGCTCAAATCGTTTGGTTCCGAAGCGGCATCAACGTTGGCGATTCCGTTCGACGGTCTTGCTGAAAAGATTTTCGGCTCGTTCAAAGGCCAGAATCCGTTCACGCCGTTGACGTCCGCCGCGAAGACGGTCGGCGCCGGATTATCCACTACGGTTGGTGGCGCCGTGTCGCGTCTTGCCGGACGGTTCAGCCCGTTGGCGTCCGCTGGAAAGGCCGCCTTCGCCACCATCGGCTCCGCCGCGTTGAAAGTGTCTTCCGGCGCGTTGAAGGGATTCGGCGCGGCCGTGAATGGAGTCGGCGCGGCAATCGGCAAGATTGGCGGCATCGCATCCCAGCTGGGCGTGACCGGCGCGATATTCACCGGCCTGACAACCGGATTCCAGACGCTGTTCAAGCTCGACCCGTCCCAGATGACAGGCAAGTTCGACGAATGGCAGAAGAGCCTCGACAATACGCTTGCCGGCATCCAGACGAAGCTGCCAGCAATGGCGAGCGCGTTCGCAGCCGCTCTCCCACAGATGGTGGCGAGCGTCACCGCGGCGCTGCCGGGCATCGCCAACGCGCTCATGAGCGTTGGTCAGACGCTCGCACCCGCGTTGATGACGATACTGCCGCAAATCACCCAAGCGTTCTCCGACATGTTCGCCCAGCTGCCCGGCTTCATCGCCACTTACGGCCAGCCGATGCTGGAAGCGTTCGGCACGCTGTTCGCCACATTCGCCGGACAGGTTCCGTCGCTCATGACCTCGCTTGGTCAGGCATTGGTGGCTGGCGTTCAGACCGCGTTCAGCGTCATCGGCGACAATAGTGGCGCTATCGCCGGATTCATCAGTGGATTCGGCGCGTCCTTGGCTTCCGGCCTCCAAACGCTGGGCACCACCGTGGTGGCCGCGCTCCCGACCATCGGACAGAGCATCGCCACCGCGCTGCCGACGCTGATTCCGGCATTGATGTCCGCTATCACGAGCGTGATAACCTCGTTGGCGGCAGCATTGCCGGGCATCGCCGTCGCCATCATCAACCAGCTGCCCGCAGTCATCGGCGGACTGGCGACCGGCATTATCAACGGACTGCCGACACTGCTGGGCGCCTTCATTAGCGTGGTTGGAAGCATCGCCGCGAACTTTCCGAGCATTTTCATGGCTGTTGTGGGCGCGGTTCCCGCGATTATCGGGAACATCGCCCGCCCGTTCGCCGGGCTGGGTGGTCGCATCCTCGGCTTCGTCAGGAACATTCCAAGCAAAATCATGGGCCTGTTCGCCGACGCTGGCTCGTGGCTGGTCAATTCCGGCGCGGCGTTGATGAACGGCTTCAAGCAGGGTATCCTCAACGCGGTCGAAAGCGTGAAAAGCGCGGTGAAGGGCGCGTTGCAGAAGGTTCGAGACTTCTTCCCGTTCTCTCCCGCTAAGGTCGGCCCGTTCTCCGGTTCCGGCTACACGTCCGTGTCCGGCGAGCATCTTATGCGAGATTTCGGCAAGGCAATCGGCGCCCAAGGGGCGTTCGTGCGCGGTCAGGTCGATGGCGTGCTCGGCTCCTTGGATTTCGACCAGATTGACGCCAGCGGTCTTGGCATGGTGTCGGCGCCGCAGCTTAAAGACTATACTGGAATGGTGTCGGCTGGCGACCAGCGGTATGCTGGCGGCGTCCACATCGACAATGTGGTGGCAAGCCCGTTGAGCGACGTGGAACTGGTGGCCCGCCGATTCGGATACGCTTTGAACAATGAGATGATTGGAAGTGTCAGACCTTGAGTACGATAACCGTCACCGTGGGTGACATCACGCTTTACGGCGATGCCGGACACGAGTTCACACTGGTGTCCATGAGCGGTTTCGACGATTTGCCGTCAGCCAAGACCGAACAGGATTCTTGGCCTAGGGCTGACGGTAACGCCATTCCCAGCACGACGTATTATGATGGGCGCACCATCACCATCAACGGATACTATGCGACCAGCACGGTCGAAGGTACGGACGAGATGATGCGCCGCCTCCGCGGCATGGCCGGACGTTTGATTCCCGTCACCGTGCAGAAGGGCGCTGGCATCGCATTATCATGCGATGCGGAACTCAGGTCGATGACCGTCGACGAATACCGGTATCGTGGGAAGGCCGGTTTCCAGATTGGACTGCTCGCGCCATCCCCCTACCTGTACGGGCCATTGCGCTCGCAGACGGTCGGCGTGCCGACTGACGGCGAAGGCATCCTCGCCCCGCTGCTCGACCCATTGTCCGAAGGCGAGGTCGGCAATCCGGGACGTGTCGCCATCACCGGCAGCGGTTTCGCGCCGACGCATCTTGTCGTGAAAATCAGAGGCGGGCTATCCGAAGGCGTGCGCATCCACTGCATCGAAACCGGCGAAGCGGTCGAATTCCACCGTCAAATCAACCCGGACGAAACAATGGTGTTCGACTTTGACGATGAGCGAGTGCTGTTCCAGAACCAGTCTGATTTGAGCATGTTCCTCACCGAAGAGAACTGGTTCCGTCCTTCGGGTGATGCGACGATACAGTTCACGCCGTTGGGCGTGCAGTCTGGCGAGCCGACGATGACGGTCGAATGGAAGGAGGCTTGGCGGTGAGAATCTATCTCGCGGATTTGCTTACCGGGCGCCGTATCATCCCATTGCCGCACACGTCCGCCGAATGGGAGATGAGGCTGAACGACACCGATTCGCTCACCGTCAAAGTGCCCATCTACGCTTCGTCCGAAGATACGCGCACCCAATATATCGCCAACGACGCGCGACTGTTGGATTTGAGGAACACCGCCGCCATCGGCAAGACCGTCATGGTCGCAGAAGATGATGGGCTGACGGTCGGCGGAGTGCTCATGCGCCGAGACTATGACGCCGACTCTGGCGTCCTGACCTTGGTTGCTTCAGGCATGTGGACGTATTTCGACCACAGGACGATTCTTCCGGCGAAGGCGATGGGCAAAAGCCTTATCAAGTCGGACGGTTCGCCGGATTCCCAATACGACACGCACTATAAGAACGTCACATGGAATACGGTCGCACGCAACCTCGTCGAACAGGCGATGAGCTGGCCCCACAGCAACGTGCCGGTCGTGTTGGAGGACGCTGAGGTCGGCAAGTCCGAAGCGAACTATCAGGCGGTCGACCTCAACTATGTGGGTGAGGTGTTGACGAATATCACGAACTACCAGAACGGTTGCGACATTGGATTCTTCCCGACGCGCACGGCCGACGGCTTGGGATACGAGTGGCATATGAAGACCGGCCATCCGCTGCTTGGCGGCGAAACCCACCATTTCAGCGCATCCGCCTTGCAGCCGGGCATCACATCCCTGTCCGCCACGGATGATGGCGACAAGCTCGCCTCGCTGCAATGGTTCACGTCCGGCAAATCCGACGACAAGACGCTCGTCGTGTCCGCCTACACGGACGTTCTGGAAAATGCGGGAGCGCCGATTTGGGAGAGCGTGGATTCCAGCCATTCGACCGTGAAGCTACAGAACACGCTTCAGGCGTATGCGAATGAGGCCGCAGCCGTCTACTGGCAACCGGTGTCGTCCACTGAGACGAAAGTGCATCGCGGATACCTGCATTCGGTGAATCAGACGCTCGCAAACTATACGGTCGGCGATTACATTAGGTTCACGACGAAGGGTGACTGGTATTATGTGGATGGCGCGCATACGCGGCGCATCACCGGCATCAAGGCCGATGAAAGCTCGAATTGGATTACGTTCACCCTTGGTGACGTGTTCGACGGCGTGAAAGTGACGGTGGAATAGTGGAAATCGTAGTGCATCAGGGCGAATCCGCTGACGGCACCCCCTTAGCGGCGGATGACACGGATGTGCTCGACGTGAAGAATCCGGCACAGGCGACCAACAAGCTCGTATCCACCCTGAACGAGTATGGTCGGCGTCTGCGCGAATTGGAGAAGCCTTCCGGCTCGCAGTTGACTCAGGCGATTCAGAAGGTGTTGGACATCAGCGCGAACATCGACCAGACGGTGGCCGCGTCCATCAGCCGGAACTCGTATGACCGTGCGACCATCGACCAAAAGTGCAATGCTTGGAATTGGGGCGTGCTATCCACCGACCGTGGTGGCACGCATACGACGAACGCCTACAATAACCTGTTCACGGTCGGCCCATGGCGTGCGGTGTGGGCGTTGTCGGACGGCACGATGGGAACGTCGCAGTCCAGCCGCAAGGTGAAGCAAGATTTCATGGAGCCGGACATCACGTTGGAGCAGATGCGTTCCGTGGATTGGACGCTCTACAGGTTCATCGACGACGTAAACCGGAATGGCGATAGCGCGACCATTCATGTTGGCATGATTGCCGAAGAGTTGGACGACAACGGTTTGGGGCAGTTCGTCGAGTATAATGATGATTACGAGCCCGTTGGCATCAACTATCCGATGCTGGGCGTGTGGGCCATACATGAAGCCCATCTCGCCCATGACCGTATCGACAGGCTTGAGGAACGTTTGAAAGCGTTGGAAGGAAAGATTGATAATGGCATTGAGGAATAGTATCTTCGCAGTGTCCGGCAAGGCGTCGTTCTTGGATGCGCGCCGCGACATGAGCGGTCTGTTCGTCTGCGATAAGACCACGATGCTGCCGATTGCCGGCATTCTCGACCGTTCGCAGGCCAGTCTTGTCACCGGCAACAGCAATTCCATGAGCGTGACGGTGCATCCGTTCAACGCGGTGCTGAATCGTTATGGCGCGCTGCTCATCCAGAACGATGGAAACGTGAACGTGCCGTTGAAGGCCGCGCCGTCCGCCAATTCGCGCATCGACGTGGTGTATGTGAAGCAGCATGAGACGCGCTCGCCGATGTCGGACGATTCTGATTTTCCTGTGTTCGGCGTGGTGAAAGGCGTAGCAGCTGCGACGCCCAAAGCCCCCGGCGTTCCGTCTGGCGCTTTGGCTTTGGCTCAAGTATTGCTTCCGGCTGGCGTGTCGAACACGGCCGCGTCCGGCGTGGTCATCACGCAGACGTATATTGGTGCGGCCATGAAGGGCGACATGCTGCGCGTGCAGACTTCCGCCCAGCGTGACGCGCTCACCACAGTGCCTGAAGGCACGCTGCTGCATAACGTGGCCGATAATTGCGATTACGTCAGGAAAGGCGGTAAGTGGAAGTTCGAAGGACTCT